AATTGCCATATCAGACCTCTAATAGTTTGACGAGTTCAGGATGCCCAGCATCCGTAAAACGGTTGGTTAATGTCGTATTATGAGAAGCTACAGCCTGACGTAAATAATTGGTCATTACGCCTCTAATATCTTCTCTAAATGCTTCTGCTTGCGCCTGTATAACAGGGTGTGAGTTACTGCCTATAGATATCACTTCGTTCACGGCTTGCTCTGCAAGTTCTTCAGGGGTGAACCCCCGGCCCGAAACCATAGTCGCTGTTGCTATTCCTATCTTTGCGCCGCCTTTTGTACCAATCATAAATTATCCTATTGAGGAGCTACTCTTACTACTCCTGAACGATATGTGTCTGTCTCTAACCTACCTGCACCCAGGTTACGTAGCAATAGCATAGCTTGTGCGTATAGTTTCTCATATAGCGCTATCATATCGCCTTCTCCTTTCTGGAACCGTATAGCTTGCACCAAAGCCCCATTAAGCAGTGCAGAATCAAATTCCGTTCCTAACCACGTAGTTCCTGCCGTCACAATAGAATCCGGGTACTCAGCATAATGTATTTCTGACTGATACGCCGCATCCGGTGTTGGCCCCAGGATAAAAGTAGTCTGTCCAAATATACCGTAATGTACAGGCAAACCTGTTGCTGTAGGTAAAGGGTAAGCTTCCCGCATAAAACTAACGTCCTTGTTAAGCAGGTAATGGTAGGTTCCAGCTCCATCTATAACAGCTAAAGAATACACATACAGTATATTAGAAGGCATCGTCAGGTACTTATTGTTAAGGCTCATGTTACCTGTTTGATTTTTACGCATGGCAGGTAAATCTACGGACGCAAAAATAGTTTGCTCTGCTTGTTGGGTAAACATAGCCAACTGATCGTCTGTAAACGTTTGCTCACAGATATCCTGTATATTGGTTTTAAGCTCGGTGTAATTCACCTAACACTCCCTACGCCATAGGCCCACGAGCTATAATGCCCTTAGTTGCTGCACCAACACCGCGTATTTTTATTCCGCTAGTTTTAACTGGCCCAGAAGACTGTTCTGGTGAGTTAACTTTTGTACCAGGGTTGTACTCTTTAACACCCGGCATCTTTTTAACTTTAATCTTACCCATTGTTTCACCTCATCAAGTTGGTGTGTTTGCTTGCCCACCCATACCGCTGTGAGCAGTGCAATAATAGTGTAACGTAGGTGCTCCTGCTGCTACTACTATTTGTGTATAAGCACCCGGATTACCCGGTGCTCCATTCGTTGTGACTCCGGTAGTATATTCTACCCCCCCACCCCACGTTCCATTTGGAGTTATTGAAAATCTCAACGGGTGTGGGCCATTTGTACCATCTGACTGATCAAATTTATAAGTGTTCCCTTCAAACAAAGTTAATGTAGGGCTTACCACGCCATCTATATAAAACTTATTACCTGTCCCATATACGTTTGTGCCTGTAGCCACTGTAACTGTTAAAGTAGTGGTAAGTACTATAGACACTTCTCCAACATGCCCAAAAGCAAAAATAGGGTCTGCTGGTTGTAATCGCGCTCGACTTTCAGCATAACCTGTAAAATCGGGTCTTGGGTCACGTATTGCCTGTGGGTCATTCACAGGAAACGTTCCTAACATTAACTGTGGCTGGTCAGGATTCCAACATTCAGGACAAGCTTTAATGCCCGTAACCACTGCTTTTATAACAAGTGGTTTTAACTGCCGTAACCTGTACTGAAAACCACATACATCACACTCTGCTAACGCATTTTGCCCTGACGCAAACCTCTCACTCATAGCTATCTAGGCCCATATAGGCGAGGGATAAGCATTTCAGAAGCTTTTTCTCTGTCTTCTCCCGCTGCCAATGTATATTGTTCATCATATTGCGCTTTTAACATTTCTAACCTAGTCATGCCTTCAGGCAGTTTAGTAGCAATGTAATAAGCTAAACCTGCCACCAACGCTGGCAAAAACCTAAATGGCATATCAGGAGTCTGCACTCCAGCACCCGCGTCTTGTATGCGCCGCAATCGCCAATACCTAACTATATAGTAAGGTGCTCCCACTGTACCTTGGTCAGGGATAGGCCACACCGTAATGGTAGGTTGATCACGTAGTCTGTCTATCCAACACTGAATAGGTCGGCCTTGCGTAAGTTTGTTGGGAATAGAAGCGTAATTATCTACACTAATTCGAGAAAGATTTAAGTCAGTCTGTAGAGTAGTGCTACCTTCATTAGTACGGATAACTTGTTCAAGTAAATCAATAGTATCCGCAGGAAGGTTGTAAGTAGCAGTGCCTTGACCAAGATTTACAAACCCCTCGTCAATCGTCCACATATTTACACCACGATTAGCCCACTCTATAGTGAGCAGGTTCATAGAGCGTCTAGCAGTTTTTAAATCATATCCTGAATGAAGCTCACGCCCAGCACGTTCAAAGGCTTCTTCAGCAACTTCTGTGAAGTCCATTGTAAATGCTGTAGTGCCAGACGTAGCCATGTGTTAGCGCCCTCTTCTCTTAACTGGGCCTTTCTTTTTAGCCATACCACCACCGCGCATCTTTTTTGGCATAGCCATACCACCGCCCCGCATTTTCTTAACTGGGCCTTTCTTTTTAGCCATACCACCACCACGCATTTTCTTAGTAGTTGCCATACCACCACCGCGCATCTTACGTTTCTTAACTGGACCTTTCTTTTTAGCACCTGCCATCTTGTAATCTCCTATAGAATTTATTACGTAGTTTATACATTGGTTCTACATCATACTCTTTAAAATATTGCTCGTAATACCCCACAGACCTTAGCTTTTCAGCCGCTTGCTCTAACTTAGAAAGCCGCTGTACAAAAACCAGTGCATATTCAATGTCTGTCTCTGGTTCAAAATCTTCACTATCTAGCAACTCTTGTTCGTCATCGTCAGGGTGGAATCCCATAACCCATAAGTCTTTGTCTTTGTACAAGTTTTCAGAAATACGTTTGTTAATTATGTCATGGTATTTATGAAATCTGTCTTCTCTTTTTATAAAATCAGTATCTACTATTATCACTAAGTCCTTGTCTTCATTCCAGTTTTTTAAAGTATTAGAAAGTAACCCATAAGATTTATCTTCCTTAAAAACCACTTCAACTTTGTTGTCTTCCCACGCTGTTTTTGCGTAAGGACACGCAGGTATATCATTGAACTCGGAGTTACGTGGCTCTAATACGTGTTTAGACCAATCTCTAATCTCTGTAACTATTCCAGTTTTCTCTTGTTGGTTAATCATTTCTTTTTCTTAACCACCTTTTTTCTACGTAAAGACTCTACTCTTCTTGGTTTACCTGCCGGTTGTCCTAAACGTTTCTTTTGCGCTATACGGGACTTTTTTTCTGCTGCTGTCATTTCCTTTGACGTTTTAGGTGTTTTACTCGACACCTTTTTAGTAGGTCTACAATAAGGCGTTCCACGTTTATCTCCTTTCTTTCGACCACAAGCTTTGCCCGTTTTTACGTCTTTCCAATCTTCTTTGAACCAACGTTTTAACGCGGCTCCTTTTTTAGTTTTACGAACGGCCACTAGCTTTCTTCTTCCTACACTTAGCTATAGCACCTGACGCATAAGCAGACGGAAACACTTTGTATTGAGCTTTTACTTTGTGATAGCAAGCATCTTTAGTAGAACCGCCTTTTTTTAAAGCAATGGGCTTAATCCTACCCATACCCCGACACTTCATCATCTACGCCATACCCCTTAAAGTTTTAGCTAAACGTGCACGTTGCCCCAGTTTTCCTGGTTCTTTAGCAGCCGCATTTAGTTTTTTAGCAGGTATTTTCTCCCCTGCCTTAACCCCTAATTGCTTACGCAACGCACCAGGTTTCTTTATGGCTTTTTGAATCCACCCACCTTTTTTAAGTTTCCTGCTTTTTTTCGGCATCTTGTCTGGGCTCATTACACCCATGCCTCGACACTTCATCATGCAAGCCACCTCACTTAGTTTTTTTCTTTACCGTCTTTTTAGGAGCAGCTTTCTTAGGCTCTGCTTTAGGTTTTGCTTTAGGGGTTGCTGTTTCGCCCGGATCAGGTCTGCCAAATAAGCCAACCATAATATATCTCCTTAAGTATCAACTAGTTAAACTATTCTTCCACGGGTATGGCCTTTA